CAGTTACAAGGAGGTTTTCCCTGACGTTAAGTTGGCTGCGGACAGTAAGGCGAGTGGTCGTTGGGACACGAGTGCTGGTGGTATGTATTATGCTGTTGGTGTTGGTTCGAATTTGGCTGGTCGTGGTGGTGATTTAATTATCATTGACGACCCTCATTCTGAGCAGACGGCGATGAGTGCTCATGGTTTTGAGGATGCTTGGGATTGGTATACTGGTGGTCCTCGGCAGCGTTTACAGCCGGGTGGTTCTATAGTTTTGGTACAGACTCGTTGGTCAGAGAAGGACATGACGGGTCAGTTATTGCGAGCGATGGCGAAGGACCCTTTATCGGATCAGTGGGAGGTTGTTGAGTTACCTGCTATTTTTGAGGATGAGACTCCTTGTTGGCCTGAGTACTGGAGTTTAGAGGATTTAACCGCGGTCCGCGCATCTATACCTCCGAGCAAGTGGAATGCTCAGTATCAGCAGAATCCCACGGGTGAGGAGAACGCGATCATTCCTCGGGAGTGGTGGCGTCGTTGGGACCGTGAGGTTGTTCCTCAGTTAGAGTATGTGATTCAGAGTTATGACACTGCGTTTAGCAAGCGTGAGACGAGTGACTTTAGTGCTATTACGACTTGGGGTGTATTTTATCCGAACGAGGGGGGTTCGGGTCCTAATTTAATATTGTTGGATAGTAAGAAGGGTCGCTGGGATTTTCCGGAGTTGAAGTCTATAGCATTTGAGGAGTATCAGTTTTGGGACCCTGACACTGTAATTATTGAGGCGAAGGCGAGTGGTTTACCTTTGACCCATGAGCTTCGCAACGTTGGTATACCTGTTGTAAATTTCACTCCTAGTCGTGGTAATGACAAGGTTAGCCGGGTACATGCCATTAGTCCTATGTTAGAGTCTGGCATGGTTTGGGCTCCAGACAAGCCGTGGGCTGATGAGTTAATTGAGGAGGTTGCGGCGTTTCCGAATGGCGAGCATGACGATTTGGTTGACAGCATGACCCAAGCTCTGATGAGGTATCGTCAGGGTAATTTTGTCCAGTTACCAACAGATGATTGGCAAAACGAAGAAGAATCTGTTAAGGTGCGGGCATATTATTGACGGAGGGCCTTATGGCTATTGGCGGATTGATGGATACGACTAACGTTCCTAGTCAGTTAGACGAGGAAGATTTACGCGCAGAAGTTGAGTTAGAGGTTCCGGATTCTGGTGCTGACCCTTATTTGATGTCTTCTGACGTAGGTTCTGATGGTCTTGAGATTGAGATCATTGAGGAGGACAACGGCGACGTTACCGTTGATTTTGACCCGAGTTCGTCTTTGGATGACATGGAGGGTGGTTTTAGCGATAACTTGGCTGAGTACTTGTCGGATTATGAGCTTTCTCGCATTTCGAGTGATTTATCTAGTGAGTTTGACAGTAATAAGGCGTCTCGTCAGGAGTGGGAAGATACTTATTCCAATGGCTTAGAGTTGTTAGGATTCAGTTATTCTGAGCGCAGTCAGCCGTTTCGGGGTGCGAGTGGCGTTACGCATCCTTTGTTAGCGGAGGCTGCTACTCAGTTTCAGGCTCAAGCGTTTAATGAGTTATTGCCTTCTTCGGGTCCTGTCCGGACGGCTATTATGGGTGAAGAGACTCGTGAAAAGGCGTCTCAAGCGCAGCGTGTTCGTCAGTTTATGAATTATTATCTGACTAATGTTATGGAGGATTACACTCCTGACATGGATCAGATGTTATTTTATTTACCGCTGGCGGGGAGTACGTTTAAAAAGGTTTACTTTGACGAGGCTCTGGGCCGGATTGTTAGTAAGTTTGTGCCTGCGGAGCAGTTAGTGGTTCCTTACGAGACTTCTGACTTAGATACTTGTCCGAATATCACTCAAGTTGTTCGCATGGGTTTGAACGATTTGCGCAAGATGCAGGTCGGCGGCTTTTATTTAGACATCCCTGTGACTCCGGTTCAGCAAGATTTGGACTCTGTAGAGACTGAAATGGACCGTATTAACGGCATGGAGAGCTCTCAGATCGATTATGACTGCACTTTGTTGGAGTGTCATGTTGATTTGGACTTAGAGGGTTACGAGGACCGCGATGAAGATGGCGAGCCTACTGGTATTAAGTTACCTTACATTGTTACGATTTCTCAGGACAACGGTCAGGTGTTGTCTGTCCGCCGCAATTATTTGGAGGATGATGAGCAGCGTAAGAAGATACAGTATTTTGTTCATTACAAGTTTTTGCCGGGGTTTGGTTTTTACGGTCTTGGCTTGATTCATACTATTGGTGGTTTGTCGCGCACAGCTACATCTTCACTTCGTCAATTGATTGACGCTGGTACGTTGTCGAATCTTCCTGCGGGTTTCAAGGCCCGCGGCCTGCGGATCAGGGACGACGACGAGCCTTTACAGCCGGGTGAGTTTAGGGATGTTGACGCTCCGGGCGGTGCTATTCGTGACAGTTTGATGCCGTTGCCTTTCAAGGGACCGGATCAGACGTTATTCCAGTTGTTGGGTTTTGTTGTTCAGGCTGGTCAGCGGTTTGCGACTATTACTGATATGAAGATTGGCGACGGGAATCAGAACGCGGCCGTCGGAACTACCATAGCGATGTTGGAGCAGGGTTCTCGTGTTATGAGTGCTGTTCACAAGCGGCTTCATTATGCGATGCGTCAGGAGTTCAAGATTTTGGCTCGTGTTATGAGCGAGACTTTACCTCCGGAGTATCCTTATAGCATTGAGGGTGCGGATCAGTCTGTTATGGCAACGGACTTTGATGACCGTGTGGATGTTATTCCTGTTTCGAATCCGAATGCTTTCAGTCAGTCTCAGCGGATTTTGTTGGCTCAGACGAAGTTGCAGTTAGCTACTCAGGCTCCTGAGATGCACAACATGCACGAAGTTTTCCGTGACATGTATGAGGCGTTGGGTGTTACGGATGTTGATCGTTTAATGAAGTCGGTTCCGGACGAGGATTCGATTCCTTTGGACCCTGCGCAAGAAAACATCAACGCTTTGGACAACATCAAGCTGGAAGCCTTTCCGGGTCAGAATCACCAAGCGCACATCATGGCTCACTTGGTATTTGGCGCGAGTCCGATGGTTGGTCAGTTACCTCCTGTTGCTTTGTCTATGCAGAAGCACATTATGGAGCACGTTAAGATTGGTGCGGAAGAGCAGGCTATGTCTCAGATGCAGCAAGCTGGACCGCTGCCCGCGGATCAGCAAGAGATGCAGTATCAGATGATGGTTGCACAGTTTGTTGCGGAGGGTATGCAACAGGTCAAGCAGCTTTCTGGACAAGTCTCTGGTCAGGGTCCCGATCCTTTGCTACAGTTGAAAGAGAAAGAGTTGGAGATAAAGGCTCAGTCCGAGCAGGCGGATTCTCAGTTGGATCAAGCGAAATTGCAGCTTGACGCTCAGAACCAGCAGATGCGGGCCGAGCAGTTCCAGCAGCGTCTTGCGAGTCAAGAGAATCAGACGGACAAACGGATTGAGAGTGCTATGCAACGCGAGTTGTTAAAACAGAGAGGACAGAACAATGGCTAAAGTAAAGGTAAACGGTTCAGCGCCGGGTCCCGCTCCGAAAGCGGTTCCTTACGCGGATATTAAGGGCCAAGGCCGTGTTCCTTATGGGAAGACTGCGGATGTTAAGGTTCCGTCCATGTCGGGTCGTCGCGGCGTTGCTCGTGGAATGGGAGCGGCCAAAAAGGGTGGCGGCTACATCGAGTGTTGATCGGTGGAAATGTCGGAACTTTGGAATGTCGGGTTAACCGCGGCGTTAGGCTTTGTTGTTTGGTGGGCTAAGACTCAGCACGAAGAGCTTCGACGAGTTCAGATTCTTTTAAACCGGACTCGGGAAGACATAGCAAAAGAATATGTAACAAAGTCAGATAGTTCCGAGGTCCTGTCTCAGATTATGAATAAGTTCGACAGGATAGAGGAAAAAATAGATCGCTTGATGGAGAGGTAAATGATTGATCCCTTAACAGCGGTCGGTCTAGCTACTAGCGCCTTTAATATTCTAAAGCAGGGTATAAGTGCGGGCAAGGATATTCAAGAAATGAGCGGCACCCTAGCGAAATGGGGTGCCGCTTTTTCTGATTTTCAGTACGCTGAAGACAAAACAAAAAACCCTCCTTTTTACAAGATGATGGCGGATAACAGCTCCAGCGCCATTGAAATCTTTGCTCAGAAAAAGAAGATGGAGGCCATGAGGAAGGAAATAAAAGACCATATATCATGGACTTACGGGCCATCTGCTTGGGAAGAGGTGCTTGCTATAGAGGGCGAAATGCGTAGAATACGTCGAGAAGAGGCTTATAAGAAGCAGGAGATGATAGACAACGTCATTAATTTTGTTATTGGCTCAGTTGTATTCATCATTGCGGCTTTAGGGATTGTCACAGGCTTCTATTACTGGGGCCGTTATCAGGGGCGTTGGTGATGTGGTTTTTAATCTGGTTTCAAGTTATCAATAACAATATTGAACACTATCAACTCAATCAGTTTCCCACTCAGAGCGAGTGCGAAGAAGCACTTGAAGATGCAAAAGTCTTGATAACTACGAGCCAAACTACGGTGTATTGTTTTGAGGTTATTCCGAAATAAACGAGGGGATTACGTTGTATATGACAAATACGAAAAAGTTGTTATAATCACTCACCACAAGCACCACGCAATAGCGTATGCAAGGAGTTTAGAAGATGGCGAACACAATTCTAGATGATTGGAAAATACTGCCACGTTTGATGATGTTGGTTACGACGATCATGTATATACGGTGCTTGGAGTGGGCAATGTCGCAACCTGACCTGTCTGTTAGTCAGGCTGGGTTAATTTCAGTCGTAACAGGGGCTTTCACGGGAGCGTTCGGCATTTGGATGGGGAAAGAGTCCACGACCACTGTGACTCCAAACAAGATTGTTCACAAAGAGAGCTATGACAAATGATTACATTACTAGGAAGTTTGCTTGGTTTTGGTACTTCTTTTCTGCCGGAGGTTCTTAATTTCTTTCGAGCGGGTCAGGACCACAAGCACAGTCTTGAGCGCATGAAGTTAGAGATGGATATGATGGCTCGTCGTAATGAGCTGAAGCTGGACATTTTGGACAAGCAGGCTGAGATCAAAGAGACGGAGGGGCTGTACAAACATGATAGCATGGATGCTGGAGGTTTTATCAACGCATTACGAGGTAGCGTCCGGCCTGTCATCACTTATGTTTTTTTTGGCCTTTTCGTTGCCATTAAGGTGACGGCTATAATTGCTCTGATGGGACAAGGGAACGATCTTGGAAGGTCTCTTTCTTTGATTTGGGATGATGCTACATCTGGTTTGTTTGCTGCCATAATATCGTTTTGGTTTGGTGGCCGCGCTGTATCAAAGTACATGAGTAAGTGATGGACATGAAAGGTGGTATGAAATGACATACAAACTGGGAAACCGTAGCAACGAGCGGCTTGAGGGCGTTGATGCTTCTCTGCAAGCCGTTGTACGCACGGCTATTGGAATTAGCGAGCAGGACTTCAGTGTGATTTGTGGTCTTAGAACCCGCAAGGAGCAGGAAGCCTTGGTTGCGAAAGGTGCTTCGCAGACCATGAAAAGCAAGCATCTGGGCGGCTATGCCGTTGATTTAATGGCATATATTGACGGGGGCAGATGGGAACTGAATCTTTATGATGAGATCGCAGACGCCATGAAAACTGCCGCCAAGGATTGCGGCGTCAAACTTCGCTGGGGCGCGGCTTGGCATATTGACGATTTTGGTGCTTATGCAGGTACGGCTGAAGAGGCTATGAACGAGTATGTAGACTTACGTCGTTCACAGGGCCGTCGTCCATTTATCGATGCGCCTCACTTTGAGTTAATGGAGGACTAAATCTTCTTGCCTTTCCCTTAAATCTCGCTAATGTCTGTATCAGATAAAGTGGGAGTTTATAGGAATGGATGAGATATTCATTGCGGAAGCCGTCTTTCGCATGATAAGAGAACGAAGGCAAGCCATTGTTGACTTAATGCAGTACAACAATGTCAAGTCTATGGAGCAATATCGTGAGCTCATAGGGAACTTAGAAGCCCTGAATCATGTGGAACAGGAACTCAAGGGCCTGCTAGATAAACAGGAGCAATCTGTTGACTAAAGTTAATTTAGAGGCCGCTCAAGAAGCGGTCGCCAGCCTCTCCGAGGCATATGCCGCACCCGAAGAAAGGGTTTTAAACCCAGACTCCATTGGTGCTTCTCTCTTAGAAAAAATGCCCACACCTACAGGGTGGCGTCTTTTAATTCTTCC